GGGAGGTGTGATTACCGTTAAATATTATCATGAAGCTTTGCTAGAAGAGTGGACGTTTCTTGATCACCTTAATGCAGTTATCTCAACCATTTATAGCGTTTTACGACAATTTGTAACAGAATTAATTGCAGAAATCTGGGCTACGTTTAAATCACCAGAATTTATGATGTCTATTGCTCTTTATTCTCTTAGTTTATTTCTGTGTGCGTTGTTAATCAAAGTATTCGAACCTCAGTCATTTTTTGGTAGTAGTACAGAGCTGGATTGGGGGCCAATAGAGTAACTATCTAAACAAAGTTCATCACAAAATAGCGCTATTATGAACTCTAATTTATATGAGATAGAAATAAACAAGCAATCTAAGATGTGCTGCTTGTGTTTTGATAAGTATATAATAATACCAGCGCATGCTATTAGCAAGGAGAAAGCAACAGCCACAGTGAAGATAACAAAAGTCAATAAATGTAGAACTGTAATCTTAGAACAAACTTCATGTGATGTCGTTTTATATGATGTAAGAAACGATGTTTGTGTATTGAAAATGCCCAAAAGTCATCCTTTAACTTTTCGTGATATAAAGTTTGCTAAGACTAACTTATCTAACTTAGTGACTCCTGCTGGAGTGATTCCAACTCATACTATTAAGAGCCTAAGTGAGATCGATGAAATTCCTTATGCAACAAAGGGTACCGTTGTTTATTCAAACGTACTGAAAGACAATAAGGAATTGTATACTATACATTTTAAAGGAATGTGTGGATGCATTCTATCAGATGATGCGGGACACGTAGGAGGGATGCATGTTGCAGGATCTGAAGATCAAGGGTTGGGTGCTGCGGTTAAGTGGGATCAAATAATAATAAATTTTTTGAGCAGCTTACCCCGATCGTATAAACCCATAGAGGTATTGACAAGACAGGAAGGATCTTCAGGAGCACAAGTAAATTTAGGTGCTTATGCTTCCGTTCCAACCAAATCAAGCATAGCACCAAGTCCTTTATACGGAATATACGAAGTTGATAGGGAACCAGCCAATCTGACGAAATATGGAGACCGCACCATTCATGAAGTATTTAAGAAATCTCTAGGAAAAGTAGTTGAACCATCTGAAGACGAGATTGAATTTGGCAAAGAAGTTATGATGGAATTGTTAAGCGACTTTGACACTGTGAGTGAAGATAAAGTCGTAAAAGGATGGGATAACATAAACGGATTAAATAAAAAGTCCAGTAATGGTCTAGGTTGTTTACCAAACAAAGAAGATTATATAGACTTTGATGCTGGAAAATTGAAAGACTTTTTCAGAGATGAAATCTCTCAAATAGAGAAAGACATATTACGCGGAGAAGTAGATTGGTCAAAATTCGTTTGGTTTGAAACTCTTAAAGATGAAATTAGAAACACTGAGAAATTGGGAGAACCAAGGTCTTTTAGAGTTTGCACCATTCATCAACAAGTCTTAACGAAGAAATACACTGCAGATTTAGTCTCAAAAGTTATGCACAATAGACTTCAAAATCAGATACAAATTGGGTGCAATCCAATATCGGAATGGCCAATCATGTTTAACAGTTTTAGAGGTAAGAACATATTTGCAGGAGACATTGCAAAATGGGACGGATCCATGTTGCCCTCAGTGCAGAAAGCCGTTAATGAATGCATTTTAGGAAAATACAAAGGTCCTAATAAACAAGTACTAGCTTTTTTGCTAGACAATTTGGTCAACTCATTGGTAGTGGTGAAAAGCAACGCTTTTGTAACAACACATTCTATGCCTTCAGGTTCTTTTTTAACTGCATTTTATAACAGCTTAGTGAATAGATTTTATACGGCTATGTGGTATAAACGTCATACCCCTGATGCTTTAGTAGCAAAATTTAACGTTGAAATCCTGGATTATGTTTACGGAGACGACAAAGTAGTGGCTGTGTCTCCGAACAGAAGCGATTTAACAGCCGTTTCTATGAAGGATTTCTTTCAATCTATAAATATGGATTTCACCGATGCTGAAAAGAAACCCATATGCGCTGATTACCAGAAAATTTCTGATATTTCCTTTCTTAAAAGGACTTTTGAATATCACAATGAACTAAAGCAAGTAGTTTGTCCCTTGTCCTTGAGAACTCTAAAGAATACTATAGCTTGGGTTAATAAAGATAAAGACATAAGTGTAGTGATTAGAGATAAGATTGGAGCTGTTTATAGAGAGTTATATTTGCATCCTGAAAGGGATAGCTTAATGCCAGAATTTCGATACTTAGTAGAAAGTAGGCTGGGGCCTATTAAGTGGCTTTCGAGAGAAAACTTGAGGGAATTGTACTTAAATGATCCAACAGATTACTTGATAAAAGATTTTCATTCTATTTTATATAATTAAATATATTATAAAATTTCCTTTTATATAGAATTGTAAATAATAACATTTAATTTTAAAGAGCTAGTCGTATTGAAAGATATCTCTGCTTTCAATAGTGTAGAGCTCAACCTTAAATTAGAGAGACCCGAAGGCCCTTTGACGATAAACCCCTTCGTAACAATCGTCGCAACAAGAATAAATGAAAATAACATTACGGGCGATAATGCCCAACAACAACAAATATCGTCGGTGGAATCACAAGCCGTCGCTCCCAACAATCAACATAGAGAATTTGAATCTCTAGACACTTTTACTAAAGGTGTTACTAATACAAATGGTGTTTCAGCAGGAAACGCAACCATTAATCCTATTTCCGACAACTTTTATTCTAGTTTGAGAACTAGAAGCGTAGTAGAGCCTGATTATATTTACACAAAGAAACCTAAGATTAGTTCGGTAGATCCGAAACTTAGAATGGAGTACGAAAAAATACTTAATAAGCCGTTTTTTGTAGAAAATTGTAACTGGGGCGACGATTTACTAAAAGGAGACATTATAAGGGAGTATAATATTCCCTATGATATTCTTAACAATGAGTTGTCAAAATATCCGTTTATCACTTCAGTCTTATATAGAGCTAAAATTTCTCTGATTTTTCAAGTAGCAGGTACTCCGATGCACCAAGGAACGGTTATAGCTTCGGCTGGTCCATACACCAATTCATTCCCTGCTGTTAGGGAATTTTCTATTAATAGAATGATGGCGGCTCCTCATGTCTTTCTATCAGCAAATGAATCTACTCCTGTCAGACTGCAGGTTCCTTTCTATTCTCCAACCAAGTTGATGTATTGTAATATACCATCAGATGCTTTACATTATAATGATAGAAGAGGATACTCAGCTCAGGTTAATTTAAAGGTCTTAAATCCTTTGGCTAAACCAGACACTTCCGCTAAGTCGGTAACTATATCAGTACATGCAGTTTTTGACGACTTAGACTTCTTTGTTCCGCATATATCACCATCATGGGAAAAACCTGCTACTTTTGTAGCGGAAGGACTGGGAGAAGTGGTGTCGTCAGCTATAGACGGAGTATTTTCAGTGGGAAAGAGATTTACTAGAGATTTATTAGACACAGCTCGAGGAGCTATTAGGAAGTATACGGGATTGCATAATCCTAACAATCCTCGTGTGGAACATAAAGTTTCAACGACCATGAGACAAACTCCTAACAACGTAGACTCAACCACTACTTTTGAGAAGATGGACCCGTACAGTGATTTTGCTCGCATAACACAGGATTACCTTTTTGATACAGACGTAGATGAGATGGATATGAGTCAATT